CCGTCTTATATCCTTTCAGCACTTGTGCCTTAGATGCTGTCACATCATCAGAGCCGACTCCTCCTGTACCTCCTGCCATCAGTATTGCATCAGCCATCTTTTACACCTCCTTTACTGCCAGATAAAAACTTTTTTGAGGCTTTTTCCTAAAGCATATAAGCTCTATGTATCCATCATATACTACTGCCTTATCAAGACAGCTATAAGATTTCCACCTATCCTTTACAACACTTGTATCTGATATATTATCTTCTAAGCTATGACTAATAATTGGAGTATCACTTGCCCGTATTCCCGGAATATTTATTCTCTGTTTAAATATGCTACTACCTTCCCATTTTGTAGCAAGTACTTCAACTATAGTGGTAATCCTGCTTTTACTAAGCTCTATATCATTGCTTATTAAATCCTCTAAAACAGCATTGAATAAATCAGCATGAGCCCTGTCACTTGTCTTGAATCTACGGATACCGTCTGTTTTAATAGCAACCATTACATCTCCTCCTAGAAAGTATCATAGATATCAAATGTCATTTCTATGTCAGCATCCTTTTGCTTTGCAGAAAATGTCTTGATACATACTATATCTCCATCACTATCTATCAATGCCAATTCACTTATCTTTTCTCCAACACATTCACTATTCCTTATAGTACCTGTATATTTCATAGTTTTGTTATTATCAAAAGAATGTGAATCCAATGCTTTTCTAAGAACCTCATGAACTAAACCAGTTGCATTTTCGTTAGGCTCTATCACTTCACCTCCAGCTGATACACCACCTGTTCCAAATGCCATCTGTGTAATCTTTGCAAATGGAATATCTCCACTTCTAGCTCTCAATAATTTAATCTTTGCCTGATTTAAAATAACTGCATTTGCCATGCTTATATCCTCTCTTTCCAAATTTTACTATCCAACTTCTTGCTACCATCAAGCAATACTTCACCATTCAATGTCCAAGGGTCTTTGTCTATCGTTATGTAACCTATGTAACTGTTATCTTGTACAAGGCTTATTTTGCTTCCTATAGCAAGTTTTGTTTCTTTCTCTATGAATATGTGGGTTTTACCATTTGGAACGCTCCTCTGGGCTATAGGCAACGTTATACCAAGCTTTAATTTATTTAATTTGAATATTTCCAAAAACATTAAATAAAAAAGGTCATCATATACAGCTTCATAGACAAGACTAACTCCTCCCGGCTTTATATTTAATGTCTTTAAGAAACTTGTGTATGTGGCATCTATGTCTTGCTTTGGCATAGTCAAAAATATAGTAGCAGGTCTTTCCGGCTTTTCTTGATAGTAAACAGGTGATGATGTACCCCATATCAATTGTAATCCCTCTATAATGTCATAGTATGTGCATGAATTTGTATTTCTTAGCTTTTTGTATGTAAGAATACGTCTATAAATATCATCAGATGCTAATGGATTACTGACATCTACTCCGGCAAAACTTGCAGCTTCAACTCTTGACATAGAAACTATGCTACCTGCCATATCTAAGTTTTTTCCTTCAGCAACATCTATATCCGTTTTTGTATCAAGCTCTTTAAAAACATTTAAGACATCTTCAAGTTGCCTGGAAAATGCCTTAATCAATGTCTCTATATTTGGTTTTCCTTGAAACTGTGAAGGTAAATCACAAATCCAATCATTATGTATTTTCATCACAACTTACCTCTACTCTATCTTCACCAAGAATTATTTTTTGCCTTGTATTAACAATAACATTCTTCGCTATGTAATCAGATTCATTTGGTACATGTGATAAGTCATCACTATATGCACTTTGAATATCTACATAGGTTAATCCAGGTATAGCATCATATAAGCTCTCTATCAAAGTCTGAATGAACAAACTTTTTCCGGTGGTTATCTTCTTGTTATTTTCAGCAATCAAAGAACTAACCATCTTCTTATAGTTATCAGGTAGGCTGCTTCTTTTACAGTGTAATACAACCTTTAGCCAAACATATATGTACTTCGGTCTGTTAAACTTGATAGGAATAGAATCGCCATATTTCCCCGGAACATCCACTACAACACTTCCATATGTTTGAATACCTCCTGCCTTTTTTCTTAATATTGCACTTGCAATTTCTGAATCATCTCCACCCTCTACAACAAATTCAATACTATGTGGTGGCATCTGCCTGTCATTAACAAAATCTGTATCATTCTCAAACCCTGATACCGTTTCTATACCTCTAACACTGTTTAAAATTTCAGCAATTACACTATCAATCATGGTATCTGATCTCAATGCCGACTTAGCAATATATGCCTGTCTTAGTTCAACATCTGTTTGAGTCTCTCGACCATAAACCGGTTTAAGATTGTTTGTAACACTTGAAAACCCTGCAATATTGTCTACAAGCTTTGTAATCACATTGTTTGGTAGGTGTATCTTCCCATATTTTTCAGTCTCAAAATTAGCTATGGTAACAACATAGTCTGTAGTCAAATTGCTTGATAAAACTAACTTTGAAGCCCTTCCTAATAACTTATCTGCTATTATTATGCCATCACCATCTATACTGACATTAAAATCACTATTATGTAATGAATTAGAAATTCCTGTCACTAAGGCTGCCTTATCATTTGAGTTGTTAGTGTAAATATATTCACTACCATTGATAGTAATGCTATAGTTGGCATTTTCAACTGCTACAACCTTTAATCTACAGCTATTAAACTTACTTCTTGATATTTCAAAGTCATTAACTGCATAAAGCCTCATTTCAGGATTAGTATCTGTAGCTACCGGAGTATGTCTCCTCACAACGGTTCCGTCAATACCTGTACAATGTAGGGGATATATTGTTCTTGCTGCAAGCTCTCTTCTAATGCCTCCATATTGTATGGCATTATCTAAACTTACACCTGTGGCAGATGAGGGATATTTGGCATAATAGCTATCCTGTGCAACTTCCCACAAATTTGCTATTTGTCCTGCAAATGTAGTTACCAATACATCTAAAAAAGATGGCTTAGAGATTCTTGTATCAACCCCAAAACCATCTGACAGTTCCTCATGTATTTCATCTAAAATTGTATCTAAACGTTTTATAACAAATCCTCTATCCGTTAAACCATATTTTGCCATTTACAGTCACCTCTCCTCTTATAGTTTCTTCATCTGTAGCTACTACATATGAGATAATACCTAGTCTGTTTCTTGCATCAATTTTTATCTCAATATCAATAACATCAACTACATCTTCTATCTCAAAAACTTTTTCACGTAAGGTGCTTTCTATCATCTCTATGTCAGGATTCTTAGTAAGTACATAGTTAAAATAATCTATACCTTCTTCTTTGTTCCATTTCCATTCCCAAAGGATCCACAATATCTTAATCTGTATTTTTTGCTTAATGGAATTTGATAACAGAATATCTCCATGCTCTGATACATATAAGTCACCACCTTTTAAATTTATATCCATATAAAATACCTCTATAAATTATTAGCTGTAATAGTGCCTTGTATCTCAACATTACCCTTTATAACTATCTTATTACTTGATAGCACTAATTTATTGCTTCCGGCACTTATAACTACAGCCCTTTCATTTACAGCTTCTTGGATACCTTGAGGTTGAGCTTTACAAAGTCCTAATATAGCTACAGCACTTGTAAAATCAAATCTAAGCGGCACTATAGTCTTTGCACCATTTCTCCATTCATCCAACTCTACTTCCGATATCAGCAGCATACAGTCATCACCTGCTAAAACCGGCAATGTAATACCAATACCACTACTACTTGAATAAGGGAACATAATTGGTACTTCGCTTATAACCGGCATGTCCTTATACTCCCCGTTAAACTTGAAAGAACCATACGGCTTTACTGTAGCAGTACATTTAGTAATATCAAAATCTATAATCTTTGCCGGGATGGATGTATGTATATTTTCTATCTCAGCTCTAACAGTTGAATCTATCTCTTGTGCAAACTCTTGTAGCATTTTTCTCCTTTCACTGTATAGCTATCACCTGTGCCGTACACTTCCAGGCACCTTCCATGTTGTCACCATCAAAAGTGACTTTTATAACCAGAAAATCACCTGTTAATGCTTTGCTTTCAATTCTAACAATATCATTTATTCCTATAGCACCATTAAGCAAGTACTCAATCTCGTATCCTGTCTTTTTCTTTTCGCTACTACTGTCACCTGATTCTATTGTTATTTTTTTAGGAACTCCCAATAATCCACTTTCTGATGATAACAAATATGCACTACTTTGAATCTGTTTTGATGGCATAGTTATTTGCAATACTCCATTCTGGATAGTAAAGCTATGACCACATGCAGTAGTAATCTTATGCAATGCATTCTTCGCTGAGCCTATAAAACTAAATCCATTTGGGAAATTAGGGAATTGCAGATACTCTGCGTATATAACAGATATACCCATTGTATCTGCAACCTCTTGATACAGATCCTTAGTACTAACAATACCATTCTTAGATATAGATAAAAAAGTATCTGATAATTCAACCTTACCGTCCACAACTTCTATCTCTGTCATTCTATCAGCATTATCAAGTGTTGTGATTGCTGATACAACATTTCCAACTAAGATAATCGAACGATTATTCCCATATCCGGCTTTTAACTCCAATATACAATCTTTACCATCCAATACATTTAAACTGGATGGCGATAAATTCCATATCTGTACCTTACCATTATTTGGTGTCTCTGAATTAGATTTTTCGACACTAAATGATATATGTAAAACATCATCATCTGAAACCTTGTTGCCTATTTCAAATCCGTTTCCATCTTTGCTTCCACACACAATACTATATGTTCTTAAAAAGTTTTTCATTCTAAGTCACTCCTTGGTATATACACAAAGTCAGCAAGATTATTGACAAAATCATTTCTTCCAACTCTCGTTAAATCAGATATGCATCCAAAATCACCATCAGGTAAATTTACATTTGTATATGGAAAATTAAGTGGAAAATTAGGAACAATCTTAATCATTGATACTAAAGGAAACAAATTCGCATCATATACTCCAAAGCTCCAATAATCAAAGGTCTCATTATATGTAAATCTAAGCTTATATTCAATATCATCAATAGTTATAGTTGATATACTATCATTCATATCCGGAACACCTATATAAATCATATAAACTCCTTACTTCTTCTTTTTGAATAATCCACCTGCAACTCCATATAATATGGAATGACCTTTTTTTGAATCTTTCTTTTGATTTGAATCTTTGCTTTCATTTTCACTTCCACTTCCACTTGATTTAGCCACTTCTGAACTATCCTTCGTTGCTTCTTCCTCTCCACCTTTCTTCTTAGAAGACTTTGTTGTATCTGATTTTCCTGCATTTGCCATACTTTGTCCGGATTTTAGTACATAATCAGGAATACTCGCAGTCTTTGTATTAGTAATTCTAACTTTTGTTGCTGTAATAGAAATCTCTCTGGCATACCCAAGCTCTTTTGATTTTTTTATGCTTATGCTTGTAAGCCCCATATCTGTATAGATAGTATCAGGAGTCACTATTTTAACAAGCTTCTTAGACAACCATAGTTTTTCTATCTGTTCACAAATCTTTTTAACTCTATCCATAGAATTACTATGCCTATACAAAAATGTTACCGGAGTATTGCTTATATATAATGTCATCTGTATACTGATAGGATCTAATATAATCGTATCAGATATAGGAAAACCATTTTCTACAGGATACTTAGGAATTGTTGCATTCAAATCTTTCTGTTCACTGAGCATAGCATCAAATGTAATGCCATCTATAGCCACAGGCTTCAATCTTTTTCTTATCATGCTATATTTATCCCCTTGAATATGCAAGTGCTCTTGCCATATATGTAGTAACATCAGATGCAGACTTCTTCATTGCATTAGACACATTCCTCTGCGTTTCAATACTACCTCCGGTGTAGCTATTATCAATGTTTACATTCTGTGTGATACTTGTTGATTTGTTACCGATAGTGCTATTAGCAGCTGTTCTATAACTGGCAGTTCTCAAATTCATCAAAGCACTCATATCGCCGGTAAGTAATTTTATTTCATCAATCACATTTTTTCTGCTTGATTTAATACCTTTTGCTAAACCGCCCATAAAATCAGGCATCCAACTTTCATAGTCTGTCAGCGGACCTTCATCAGGAACTGAGAAGTGAAGAAATGATTTTATATTTCCCGCAACATTCTTTACTGCATCAGTAACCTTTCCCATAGCTCCTGTAATGCCATTCGCTATACCTTGAATCATATCAATACCCCATTGTACTGCCTGAGAAGGCAAGGATTTGATAAAGTCAATTGCAGCTGTAAAACCATTGACTATAGCATCTTTAATGTTTCCAACAGTGCTTGTAATACCATTTAATATATTATTAAATGTATCAGATATAAAGGCAGCTATAGCAGCAAGAACACCTGATAAAAAACTTGTAATACCATTCCAAATACTTTCCCATATAGTGACTATAAGACCTAATACAGTAACAATTACAGTGTATAAAGCACCAGATGCTGCATGAACTATACCAATTATCATATCCCACAATCCGGAAAAAATTTCTTTTATAGCTTGCCATGCTCCACTCCAATTGCCCTGAAATACTGATGTAAGGAAGTTTAGAATACCATTCAATACTTGCATAAAACCGTCTATAACAATTTTTAGCCCATCAAATATTATTTTGAACCCGGTTAATACCGCACCTCCCCAGTTGTCCCAGAATGATTTTATAAGTCCAAATACTATCTCTATAATTGTGAGTATAATATTTATAGATGTATTTACTATCTCAAATAGTCTATCAAACACCATTGATAAGAAGTTTAATATCTTTTGCCATGTGCTTAATATAGTATTTGACGAACTTTCCTGCGAATCAGCAATATCATCACTGCTATCACCAAATATCGTGCTTATGAGCTGTGATATAAAAGTAAATATACCACCCAAGTAATCCATAACAAGATTCCAGTATCGTTCAAAAGTGGCGTATATCTCTTCACCATGCTTTTCAAAGAAACCTTTGACAGTATCTACAAACATTCCAACTGCTTCTTTTATGGTATCGAATATATTAAATAAAAACTCTTTTACCTTTTCAAAAGCATTGATTATATTCTGCCTTGCTTCATCTACATCTATACCTGCATTCTTAAAGATTTCTCCTATGACGGAATCATTTCCAAGCATAAACTGAATAAAGTCCTCCACTATAAGTGCAAGAACTACTATAACAGCAATTACACCTAAGACTTGTAGACTTGACGCACCAAAGAACTTTCCAAGTCCTTGTATAAGTGTAAGAAAAGACTTTGCCCCCTTAATTATCTTGCCCCAATTCATAGAAATAAAAAACGCACTTGCAACTATTGATAATAGTTTAAGTGCGTTTTCCATACCGCCAAATCTATTTACTATACTACCTACAACTCCTATGACTCTATCAATCCCACCCTTCATAGAGGATGTAAATCTATCCATAGCCGGCTGTAGTATTTTTACAGTACTATGTATTTTATCAAACGTTTTTAGAATACGATTGTTTCCTTCTGCATCAAGCAATATAGCTTTTGCAAATTTTGTTGCAGCCTTTACACCTTTAGTAACCCACTGAACAAATACTGCCATTACAGGAAGTAGCTGACCACCAATAAACTCTTTAAACTCCTCTTGTGATGATTTTAAAGACCTAATGGATGACTCATAAGAACCCATACTTCTTACACAGTCATCTACTGCATCCGGTGACTGTCTTAAGATAGCATTATAATTGACCTGCATCTTTTCAAGCTGTGATAACTTATCATAGCTGCCTTTCATTCCCAAGGCTCTCATGGTCTCTGCTCTTGTTGTATCATTCAATACTGCACCTAATGTCTTAGCAGCTTCACTTTCTCCCATTACAGCCTTTGTCATTGCATTTACAGCCACATATTCATCCTGATTTGAGAAGGAAGCTATATCCAAAGCTAAAGAAGTCATCTCTTTAGATAGGTTTGCTCCTTCTTCTCTAGTCATTCCAAAGCCAACAAGAAGGTTCTGCTGATCTGCTAAATAAGATTTAATTGAATTTTTATTTCTACCAACTGAATCAGCAAATTGAGTTGCCCAACTGTCCATTTCGGTAGACATATCTCCGAATACAACATTGAACTTGTTTTCCATCTCTTCAACATTAGATGCAGCTTCAACACAATCAGATACAAAAGAACCTAACGATTTGACTGAAAAAGCAATAGCTATAGTTCCTAAGAATTTTGTGGCCATATCCTTAAGTGATTTAATACTGCTTTCTGCCTGTTGTTGTGATGCAGTATCTACATCAAAGCCAAATGCTACTGATATATCTCTAATTGTCATTATTTAAACCCTCCTTTCCATCTCTTCTGCCATTCCTCTTTCAATATCTAACTGCATTGAATAAAGCGAATATAGCTTCAACATTTCGTCGAGGGTATAAACTTCTTTG